TAAAAAATCTACAAGAACTTGTGGTTGGCGCTGATTCAGTTTGCGCTCCACCCGTGGCATTCAAACATATTCTTGGAACATCGGTTGGATTTCCGGCAGACACTTCGTATGAATAATTTGCATCCGGCATAGCGTTAGTGAAGTTCACCGTATAATCACCAGTGCCATTGTCAGTAATGCTAGTTACATTCCCACTGGCACGAATAGCCACCGTTCCAGTGCCATTAAAATTCACCCAAGCCCGGCATCCATACGCCGTGGCAACGGAGCCGTAGCCGGAGTTGAATAATAAATTACCACTACTATCAACCCGCATCCGCTCTGAACCGCCCGTGGTCCAGGCAATCGTATCGGCGGCAGGAAAGAACTCGCCCGTATTGGTGTCGGTGCCTTGCACAGCCGGGGTGGCGGCAGAGCCATCAACACCCGCGATACCTGTAGAGCCTGAGATGGTGATTGGCATTTTATGCGCTCCTTACCAGAGACCCGGAAAACCAAGTAAGGGCCTGGCCACCATTAAATCTAACAGTGCCGCCAGCAACAATGAACCCATAAACCTCAACATAATCGGTGCTTCCATTTAAATAGATTAATGATGCCACTGATGTTTGGAAAAAAGACGCATTTCCTGCTGATCCAAAATTAATTTGACCGCCACGTTTAAATTCAACCCCATTCTTATAAATAGTGAGAACACAACTTGTTGTATTTGAAGTTGACTCCATATTTACTGAAGTATTGATTTGATAATACCCAGCAACAGTAGGAGTAAATCTATAATTTGTAGAGTTATCATAATTATTATTGGTATCAAATTCTTCAGTATTAAACTGAACTTTTGTATAAGTGCTTCCCGTAATAGTTTGATTTGCGCTTAAATATGCCCCAAACGCTGGGCCGTTGCCCGCGACGTTGGTCCCAAGCATTGCCTGCGTCACAACCGCAGAACTGCCAGTAGTAACTACGTTGCCAGTATTAGCCGGAAACGTCGCTGTGAAGTTACTAGCCGTGCTTGGCGTATCAAGGGTAACAGAACCGCCACCCGTGCTGTTCAATTTCACCGGCATCTTATGTTACCGTCCATGTGCTGTTTGCGGGTAGAATGGCCTTCTGAATATAAAACAATCTTGTCGCTTGGTCAGCCTCTTCCTTGGTATGGAAAGTCCCCAACCAAACACGCTTACCGTCAATAGTGGCTCGACCCTTGAATGTGCCTTTTAACCCAGTGCATCTGTCAAAGTGCCACCTTTTTGTAGAAGTCGCACCACCAATGAACCCGCAATGAGGGCATTGAATTTTTTGGTGCTTATAGCCTGTCATTTGTTTGCTCTTGAGTGAGCGAAGAGCCTCAGACTGGACATAGCCATTGACTCCTCGGCCACCGTCAGTCCTGTTGAGAAGGAAGACACCTTGTTCACGATATGAACGAATCAATTCCATCTCATGTGTAAAGGCTTCAGCTTCAGTCTCAAAGCGGCGTACAATTCGAATGATAATGCCATCTTGATCAAGGGCATGATTTAGGAAGTAATGTGGCCTATCGCTAGACGAGAAAGCTCGCCTTCCCTTGCCCTTACCAACATAGAACACAGTTCCATCTAGCTTGGCGTATGTGTAAGTATAATACATCATACGACAGTCCAAACAGAACCAGAGCCAACAGTGACGACTACGCCCGAGTTAATCGTGATCGGCCCCGCCGTCATGGCGTTGTAATTGGTTGGGATTGTGTAGTTTGAGGATACTGTGGTTGGGTTCACGAAGAACGTGCCAGCAACATCACCGTTGACCGTCAGTTTTGATGTCGCTGTGGTTGTGCCTATAAGCGTGTTGCCATTGAAGTAGTTATCCGCCGTGCCAGCGGCGTAGAAATTCCAACGCCCGGTGCCGGAGGCAATGTTGCCGTAAAAACCGTAGTTGTTGGTGGCTCCCGTCAAGCTACTTGCGACATAAAACCCAGATTGATTGGTAATAGCGGAAGTAGCGCCAATAGTTCCTTGAACAGCAGCAAAATGCCTAAATTCGCCAAGCGTAAAAGCTGTTGCTTGTGTATTTGATTGAGACAAAACTCCATACGCAAGAGAGGTCACATCAGATTGAACTTGTCCAGTCGCCAAAATTCCATAAGCAGTTGTGGCTCCAGTTAGGGTTTTTGCGACGCCCAACGTAGCAGCAGTGGTGCCAGCATTTCCAATTCCAATCGTGCCAGTGTTATTAATCCGCATTCGCTCAGTCGGCGAAGACGCGCCATCAGCCGTGGTGAGGAACGCCAAACGCCCAGGCATATCGTTGGTGCCGGGGGTGCCGTCAACGGCGGCAACTATTTCAGCAGCTTCAATATTTGATGCCCCATCATACCCCCAAAACCTAATACGCCCCAAACCATCACCAGAATTAACAATCGCCCCGGCGCGGTTTTTGAGGAAGTCTATATTAGAAGGGGCTGTATCAGCAGACGATTGTTCTATACCAAGGCTGGTAGAACCAAATGGTGCCGTGGTCCTACCAATCAAAACCTGACCACTTGCATTTACAACAAACGGTGTAGCATCAGGATTGGAGCTATCTTCAACCAGTAGCGCATTGCCAGCGCCTGTTTGGGTAATACGAAGGGCTGCTGAAGAACTATTGACCTCAATCAGATTGGGCTGATCTTCGACATTCGTTTTGCTGGCAGGAAGGCTGATGAACACATCCTTGGTGCCAGAGCCAAAGGTGACAACGCTACCGCCATTGCTAGATGATAGAATGGTTGTGCGCGCCAATGTAGATGGGCTGGTAAATGTACCAATACCCACTTCCCAATTAGCGCCGCCCTGGTCAGCAATGGTGTAGTATGTGGTGTCGCCGCTTGATAAAGCAGACGCAAAGGTCTGATAGCCAGTTACTGCCCCACCAAGCGTGAAGTTTCCCGTGCCTGTGCTTACACTGCTTTCGCGAACCCGGTCTGCAATCACAAAGGCCATATCAGTTGATCCTTACAATCGCGCTGAGATCAGTGATCTGAGGAAACTGAACGCTAAAGCTATTGTTCACAGCAAACCGGGTGGTCCCGAAATCAAGAACCAAGCACACGGGGTTTGTGTATGTGTGGGCAGGGGTGGTGTTGTAGATCAAAGCCCCACGCGCCGAGAACGAAGCGCCAGCCCATGTGGCGGTCTCAAAAGAACACACCCCAGCCAGATTGTATTCAGACGGAGCAATGTTGGTCAGCGTCAAGCCACCAGCGGTGTAACCAGTTCCACTGATCTCGCCAGTGGTGGTGTACTGAGAGGTCGTGACATTGAGGTTTGCAGCCTCGGTGTACAGCGCAATCTTAAAGACATCGCCACCAACGACCCGAAAATCATGCACCCCTTCCAGAAGCTGCTTCTTGAAGCTTGTGCAAAACGCCTGAACAATCATCGTTCATCCTATGTCGGCATGATCCGAGGTAGATCAAGGCGGAAGTTATCCCGCTTATCCTGACCCTCACCCAGAACCTTCAGCCGCCCAAGAGCTTCATCATACCTGCCACGATACAGGGTAGTGAGATCAGCGTCACCCTTCATGTAGGTGTATGCTTCACACAAACACCCATAGAACAAAACACTCTCAGTGTTATCCCCAAGCCAAGAATTGCCAGCTTCCACAATGCTGGGAGGCTCATAGAAGTAGTGGAGTTCTACTTCATAAAAATCATCCGGCGTGGGAGACACCACAAAGGTCGCATCATTGAATAGGGCATAATACCTCGGCACCCCCGTATAAGACGGGTCTGGGAACGCCTCATTGATGTACCCAACCTCTTTCTCAAGAAGGTATGAATACACCCCTGTGGCGCTCTTAGCGGCCATTGAATAGGCCGCAAGGAAATCCGTGGGAGCCGCCAGATACTTATTGCCCGAAACAAAGTTTGATGTGGCATTGCGCTTGAGAGCCGGGATCTGGACCGATTGATAAATACGATCCTCAGCCAGCTTCACAATCTCAGGAATAGCGGCAACGAACTCAGATGAAGAGTTCTGCGTGTAATCCTGTAATAGGGTTACAAGAGTTGCGTAGTTCATTGCCTGTCAGTTCCTCAGCCCATGGGGCCACGGGCCATTGTACCCTTTGTGGCCGCGCCTGTCCCGCGAATTTTCGTGGGCTTGTAGGGGGCAACGCCCTCATCCACAATGGCCTGATCCGGGGCCTTGGCGTTCTTGACCACCTTGCCAACCGCGCCAGTGTTGGAACCCTGGTCAGCCGAAACCGACTTGAACGGGTTGCCAGTGCTGGGGCCTTTGGCCCGGCCACTCTGGTTCATGGCACGAGCCACATTCCGCCCGTACTTCTTCATGTTTTCACTTGTCACACCAGCCATTTGCTTCGTCCTTATGTGATGTAAATGCTGACAATGCCAACATTGCCATTTGAGGTGGTGGCTGAATTGCCCACAGGATTCCAGCCAGGAAGGCTCCTGCCCGGATTAATGTCGGGCCGTGGGTCTTGAAGAGCTACAGGATCATTGATTGGGAACTTGCCCAACTGATACTGAGGATGGTCAACGTCATTGCACTCATCGCAAACCTTCAGCCCCGTTGGCTTCTGGTTGACAACTTGCCAAGTAAGATCCTTTAGGTCGGCGCGTTGATAACAACGATCACAAAAAGCATATGCTTTATTGCCTCTTGCAAACTTGACCGCCATAAACCGCTACCTCACGGGTAAGAAGACCAAGGCACAAACCTAGCTGGTTCACGCCCACGGTCTTCATCTGAGGCAAGCTTCCACTGCTCCTCATAATCAGCCTTGAGGATCTGCAACCTCCCTGTGGCTTCTGGCCGCTTCAAGGCAATCTGATACGCCAGCGCAGCCGATAGTGCCGGGACAAACCGAACAGGCATATCCATGACATCGGTGGCAGAGGTGGCATCCTGAATACGCCGCATCGTCCAGTATAGGATGGTGTATGGTAGATCCGGCACAGGCCAGAGGGTGTACTCAGGATCAACCTGACGGTTCACATAAATCTGAAGAGGACGACCCGTGGTGTTCTTGTTTGGCAGGGTTGCATAATCCCCCACGCCAATACGAGACACCGTGTAATCAAGAGCAGATCCGCTGGTATTAACCCGGATCATGGTCTCGATAATATCAATGGTATCAGCAGGCAATGAATACGTCTTAACCCCAGGTGTCAGGACCAGGGTGTTCTCCTGAACGGTCCAGAGGTTGAGACCCCTATTGGACCACTCAGCCGAGATCATATTTAGGGACCGACGAGCCGTGCGGAAATCATAACCCGTCCGGGCTTCAAGGCCCGCGCGTTCATACGCCTCCTCAATGAGGTCAGCGATGTCGAGATTCCAGACTGCGGTGCCAGAGGTTGTCATTACGGACGCCCAAGCTTTGATAGGGTTTGAGCAAGGCGAGCGCGCTTGCCCATGGTTCCAGGCTTCTTGGCAGCAGACGCCAGGGTCTTGGCCGGGATCTTCTGCCCAGCCTTCACACCCAGAGATTTACGCAACGCGCCGGGCTTCTTGATCGCCTTGGAGATCCATTTCTCGGCCATTACTTCTTCCTTCCGCTGGGAGTTATGGGCCAACTCTTGCGGGCTGGTCCAGTTTTCTTTTGAGCCATGGTCGCCTTCTGGCTCGATGACATCTTGGCGGCAGCAGCAGCAGGCCGACAAGCGGGATACCCCCGCTTTGACTTCTCAGAGCCACTCCGCCCACAAGGCTTCCCGGTCTTTACATCAACCCACTTCTCACCAAACCACTTACCGAGACCGCCCTTCATTTCTTTGCGACCCTGTTATCAGAACCGCGCCAAGTGCCACCCTTCTTCTTGTACTCCTTTGATGCCCAGGCATTCGCATAGGCAGAGGGGTACACATCGAACTTGGCCTTGGCGGCACTCTTTGCCGCAGCCCACAGCTTTGGATTCTGCGGCTTTACCCGCCCACCCTCACTCATGCGGGAGGCTTCAGAAAGCGCAATCGCCACAGCTTGCTTCCGGTTTGTCACCTTCTGCCCGCTGGATGATTTAAGGTCGCCTTCCTTGAATTCTCTTTGAACTTTTGCTATTTTATGGCTTCTCGCTGTAAGGAGTTTAGACATGACAGAAGCGCCTGAAGTTTGGATGCCAATCACTGGATATGAAGGCATCTACGAAGTTAGCAGCT